AAGGTCACAGACCACATCATCCCCATCGCAGGCCAATCCGATCCGCTGTTCTGGGAACACTCCAACCATCAAGGGCTCTGCGACCCATGTGATGTGATCAAGACGCAGAAGGACCGCGATCTCGGCCTGACCCGGCACGCCAAGGTAGGGGGGGGTGGTGCATAAGTTAAGTCCTTTAGATCGCAGGACCGCAGGCCGGTTTGAAAATGGTCCGTACGGGTTCGGGGCGTACGGGTTGGGGACTGCCTAATGCCTGGGCCCCCGCCAAAGGACCCCGCGGTCCGGCAGCGCCGTAACGTCAAGGCTGAGCAGGCTGAACTCTCAGCGCCGGCTCCGGAAACAGTCGCGGTACCAGAGCTTCCGGCGATTGAGGGCATGACATGGCATGCCCTGGCGGTTAAATGGTGGGACGATCTGTGGCACTCACCCATGGCACCGAGATTCCTGAACACGGACATGAATGAGTTGCTGCGCGCTGCGATACTCGTGCACGACTTTTGGCGAGCCGTGACGCCGGACGATCGCGCCAAATTGGATGCGGCGATTATTCGGCAGACCTCTCGTTTCGGATTGTCGAATTGGGATCGGAATCGAATGAATTGGACAATTACCGGTAAATTTGACGATAAGCCCGTTCCTCAGTCCCAACCTCCAAGCCCAACGTTTGATCCCAGGAAGGTTCTTCGGGCCGTCTGATGAGCGTATTGATGGTGCCGAAGGATAGAAAGCCGTGGCCGAGTCTGGGCGGACAGGTGTGCGCCTGGATCGAAGAGAACCTGGTCTTCGGCCCCGGCGATCTCCGCGGCATGCCGGCCCGCCTGGATGATGAAAAGCGTGCACTGATCTGGCGCTTCTACGAAGTCTTTCCAAGAAAACACAAGATGGCAGGACGCCGCCGGTTTAAACGTGCAGGCATTTCCATGGCGAAGGGCACGGCGAAGACAGAACTCGCGGCGTGGATCGCGGCCGCGGAGCTCCACTCCGGGAGTCCGGTCCGGTGCATCAGATGGGAGGATGATCAGCCGATCGGCGGACCGGTTACGGATCCATTCATCGTCCTGTGCGCCTACACGGAAGAGCAATCCGACGAGCTGTGCTATGGAGCGCTCAGGGCAATTCTTGAGGAGAGCCCACTGCGTAACGATTTTGATATCGGGCTAGATCGCATCATGCGCGCGAAGGGCGACGGAAAGGCTGTCTCGATCTCGGGTACTCCCAGCGCACGTGATGGCGCGCGCACAACGTTCCAGATCTGCGACGAGACCCACTGGTGGACACTCGAGCGCCTGAAGCGGGCACACCAGACCATGCTGACCAATATCCCGAAACGGAAGATGGCCGATGCGTGGACGCTCGAAACCACAACGGCCCCGGAGCCCGGCTCCGGTTCTATCGCTGAGGCGACAATGGAGTACGCCAAGCAGATCGACAACGGGGGCCTTAAGGACGACCGGTTGTTCTTTTTCCACCGGCAGGCCTCCGATAAGCACGATTGGAAAACCGAAGACGGAGCTCGTGCTGCGATTGTCGAAGCCTCAGGTCCCGCAGCGGCCTGGCGAGATATCGACAGCATCGTGCAGCTGTGGCGTGACCCAACCTCTGATCGCTCCTACATCGAACGCGTGTACGGGAACCGCCTCGTAAGATCGACGCGGAAAGCCTTCGACGTATTGCTGTGGAAAAAGCTGAAAGCTGAGAGTCCAGTGAAGCCGGGCGACGCGATCACCCTGGGCTTCGACGGGTCTAAGTTTGACGATTCCACTGGCCTCCTGGGCACCCACGTTGAAACCGGTTACCAGTTCCTTCTCGGTGCTTGGGAGAAGCCATATACCGCCGTGAAGTGGCAGGTCCCGGCATTGGAAGTCGATGAGTGCGTGCGCTCAGCCTTCGAAACCTATTCGGTGCTTCGGATGTATGCGGATCCCCCGTATTGGCAGGAATGGATTGCCAAATGGGCCGGGGAGTTCGGGGAAGAGCGAGTTATCGAATGGTGGACGAACCGCCGGCGTCACATGACCCATGCGTTGGAGTGTTTCGACACGTCGATCAAAGAGGGCACGTTGTCTCATGACGGAAATGACGCTGTGGCACGTCACATCGGTAACGCCCACAAGCGTGTCCTGAATGAAAGAGACGAACAAGGTAAGGCGCTCTGGTTGATCGAAAAAGAACGTAGCGACTCACCGCTAAAGATCGACCTGGCGATGTGCTCAGTGTTGAGTCACCAGGCGCGCGTGGATGCAATCGCGGCGGGCGCCCTTACTCCGGAACCTGAGTACCAAGTTTTCTTCGTCGGACGCTAAGAGCTAACACCAAAGTCCCTCTGGCCCTGCAGTCCCCAACTGTAGGGCTTTCTTTTTGGAGCCCGCAAAATGAACAGAGCCTATTCGTTTCTGGAAATCCGATCTGTCGATGAGGACAAGAGAATCATCGAAGGGATTGCGACGACACCCGACGTTGCCCTTGATGGTGATGTTCTGGAACCGCGCGGGATCGAATTCAAGCTCCCGATCCCGTTTCTATTCCGACACAACAGTGAATACCCGCTCGGGAATGTCATCTCAGCAGACGTTTCGGACAGTGGAATTCGGGTCCGGATCCAGATGGCGGAGCCAGGTATTGCCGACTACATCGACGAGAAGTGGCGCCTGATCAAGTCCGGGACGGTTCGCGCGCTGTCGATCGGCTGGAAGACGATTAACGCAAAGTTCGATTCGAAAATTGGCGGAATGCGGATAAGTAAAAGCCGATGGCTCGAGCTTTCCGCGGTTCCGGTCGGCGCAGATATGGGCGCCGGCATTACATCAATTCGTGAAGCAGATCAGGAGATTCTTGCCGCGCTTGGCATTAAAGATTCCCCTTCCACTGCTGCGCGTATTAACCCCGCCGGCGCTTCGGTCCAACCGCAAGGAAAACTTCCTATGAAAACCATTCGAGAGCAGATCACGGCATCCGAGTCCACGCGTGCGGCAAACGTGGCGCGCATGCAGGAATTGACCGACGCCGCAGCGCAGGCTGGCACCACGCTGGACGATGCGCAGGAGCAGGAATACGACGCGCTTTCTGGCGACGTCAAGAAGCTGGATCGGCACCTGACCCGCCTGCGAGAGCAGGAAACGCTGGCTGTGGTCACGGCGCGCCCGGTAACGCAGCAGGACGGAACGACGGAGCAGGCAGGATCTGCTGCGCGCGCTGTCGGATCCGGTGTCCGTGTTTTGGGCGCACAGGTGGAGCCTGGAACGTCATTCACGCGATATGCCATCGCCCTCTATTTCGCCAAGGGTAACCGCGATCAGGCCGTACGGATCGTCGAGTCCAACCGAACCTGGATGGACCAGACCCCGGAAGTCGCGCTGGCATTGCGCGCGCCTGTGGCGGTAGGCGATACCGTCACGACCGGATGGGCAGCGGAGTTGACGCCGCTTCAGAACATCACGGGACAATTCGTCCAGTTGCTGCGTCCCGCGACGCTGATCGGTCGAATCCCTGGCTTTACCAGCGTGCCGTTCAACAGTCTGATCCCACGCGAAGTCACCGGGCCGGAGGGCGACTGGGTAGGTGAAGGCGCTCGCAAGCCTGTCGGCCGCATGACCTTCGACAACGTCGAGCTCAAGCACACGAAGATCGCCAAGATCGTGGCGATAACCGAAGAGTTGGCGCGATTCAGCAACCCCTCCGCGGAAGCGCGCGTTCGCAACGCTCTGATCACCGGCGTCCAGTTGCGGATGGACAGAACGTTTGTCGATCCCGCCATCACGGCGCAGGCCGGCATCCGCCCGGCGTCCATCTTCAATGGTGCCGATACCGCAGCCGCGTCGGGAACTGCCATTGCCCACGTTATTGCTGACGTGAAGGCGGCGACAGCGACGTTCACCGCGGCAGAGCTTCCGGTGGACCAGATCGTTGTTCTCACGACGCCGGCACTGGCCGTGGCGCTCTCGCTGATGAGAACCACACTGGACGCCCCGGCATTCCCTGGAATGACACCGAAAGGCGGAAACCTGCTCGGGTTCGATGCGTTCGTGTCGAGCGTTGTCCCGGCTGGATACGTCGAGTTCTTCATCCCCTCGGAGGTTGGCCTCGCCGACGACGGACAGGCTTCTGTGGACGTGAGCAATCAGGCCACGTTGATCATGGACGACGGCGGATCTCCGTCCGCAACCAACTCCGTCAACCTCTGGCAGGAAAACAAGATCGGTATCAAGGCCGAGCGCTTCGTCAACTGGGTGAAGCTGCGTTCCGATTCCACCTACTACATCACCGCCGCAAACTACGGCGGTTAATACCGATTGGCGCACTTCGGGTGGGGCTTCGGCCCCGCCCTTATCCATCTATGAAAACAATCGAAGTCCAAGCATTGAAGACGCATCAGTACGACGGGCGTGAGCGCGCCGCTGGCACCCGGTACAACGCAGAGGAAAAGGACGTGCACGTTCTGCAGATTGCCGGCCTGGCCGTGAAGGTTGCACCCATGAAGACCAGAGAGACGACGCCGTCACAGCAACCGGATCAGCCCGCGACCCCAACGAGCACACCTCGCTACAACCGAAGGGACATGCGTGCCCAGGACTAGAGCGATCGAGCGGGTCCGGAATACCGTGCGGTCTCTCGTGGTCCGCGCGGCGCTCAACCTCCAGACTCCGCTGTCCTACATCAGTGGATGGACCGGAGCATGGTGGTGGCCTCACGAGACCGGAACGGGTACGTGGCAGACCAACACCGCTACCGCAGATCCCAAGACCACGCTGCTGACCTTCCCTGTTGTCTTTGCCTGCGTCACTGGCATCGCACAGGACCTGGCAAAGCTCAGAATTAAGCTGGTTCGGTTCACTGCAGACGAAATCTGGGAAGAAGTCGGCGAAACGCATGGAAACAGCGATGAAACCCGCCTGAAAGCACTACTAAACAAGCCCAATCACTTCCAGATCACGTTCGAATTTGTTGTTAGCTGGATCCTTTCAAAGCTGCTCCACGGCAATACCTATGTCTTAAAAGAGCGCGACAGCGACGGAAAGGTCGTCCAGCTTTACGTCCTGGATCCGTCCCGGGTAACGCCGCTGGTCTCCAACACCGGAGATATCTACTACCAACTCCAGACCGACAACATCGCCGGCGTTGGCGAGAGCGTCACAATACCGGCCAGGCACATCATTCACGACAAGATGCCGTCGTTCTTCTGGCATCCCCTGATTGGTATTTCTCCGCTGACCGCCTGCGCTTTGTCCGCCACGCTCGGCAACAAAATACTCAACAACTCCACGAACTTCTTCGAGAACCGGGCCATCCCTGGCGGAATCCTGACCACTCCGAAGGAGATCACCAAAGCAAAGGCAGACGAGCTTCAGTTGCAATTCGAGTCTGGGTTTGGCGGCGCCAATCGCGGCCGGATTGCCGTGCTCGGCAACGACATGAAGTTCACGCCTCTTGTGATGACCTCCGAGCAGGCGCAACTGGCCGAGCAGATGGGCATGACCCGCGAAGACGTCGCGATGGTGTTCCATTACCCGCTTTATAAATTGGGACTGGCCACGCCTCCCTATGCGAACGGTCCGCAGTCCGCGCAGATGCTCTACTACACCGACTGCCTCCAGCCTCTTATGGAGAGCTTGGAAAGGCATCTGGATGAAGGCCTGTCGATCCCAGACAACCTGGGGACGGAGATGGACACCGACGGACTCCTTCGTATGGATACCCTGGGTCTGTTCGAGTCGATTGATAAGTCCGGATCATTTGCCAAGCTGAACGAACAGCGCAAGCGTGCTGGATTGCGATCGCATGGACCTGCAGGCGACACCGTGTACAAGCAGGAGCAGGATCACTCTGTCGACGCGCTTTATAAGCGTGATCAGGGTCCGGACCCGTTTGCGTCGACAAAGGCGACTCCTCCGACGGAGCCAACACCGTCGCGCATGCTGTCGTTGCCCGCCGCCGATGAGCTCACCTTGGACGAAATTGCGGAGGAGTCGGAAATGATGCTGGTCACGACATGACAAAAGCAGAACTCGCCGTAATTATGGCTTCAGTGAAGTCCTACGTGGAGGCTCGACTGGTCAAGTCGGAGCGTAGTGGCCCCGCAGGTGAACGAGGTGAAAGGGGAGACCCAGGGCGCGACGCCGCACCTGTGGACATCGCCGCAATCGTCGCTGAAGTCCTGCGACAGATGCCACCGGCAATCAATGGCGTCGATGGCAGGGACGGGAAAGACGGCCGTGATGGGATTGACGGAACCAACGGCAGAGACGGGATCGACGGGAAACGCGGATTGGACGGCGTCGCAGGCCCTCAGGGCGAGCGTGGCGAATCCATTCAAGGGCCACAAGGCGAGCGTGGCCTGCCCGGTGAATCTATTCGCGGCATCGACGGAGCTCCAGGCAAAGACGCCGTGCTTCCAGACATCGAGCCCATCGTCCAGCGGGTCTTCGAAGCAGGTTTTGCGAAGTGGGCTATCGATATCGAGCGGCGCGCGCACGACCTGTTTCAGCGTGCCATTGATAAGATGCCGCTTCCGAAGGACGGCCGCGATGGCTTCAGCCTCGAAGATTTCGTCGTGGCCGATGATGGCGCAGGGAATATCACACTGGCCTTCAAGCGTGGTGAACTCTCAAGAGAACATACCGTGAGCATTCCGTGGCCAGACCACTACGGCGTCTGGCGTGAAGGAGAAGCTTACAGGTACGCCAATAACGTGACTTGGGCTGGAAGTGTTTGGCGTTGCATTGTTCCATCCACTACTCAGAAGCCAGGCAAGGGTTCTACCGACTGGCGGCTTATCGTCAAGTGCGGGGAAGACGGAAGGCCAGGGTTCAACGGTAAAGACGGGGAGCGTGGGCCACAAGGGCCGGCCGGGGGTATCCGTTGACCTTCCAACTCGTCGCCTACGACGATGCCGAGTGGCAACTCAATGACGACGTTATCCAGCCCGAAAGGATCGTCCGGCTCATTGAACGCGCGTCAGGGATCGTGCTGGATAACATTGATGACGACTATCCCGCCAGCTGGGCGATCGCGGATACGTCGCCGACTGAATACGAAGTGCCGGCGAGCGTGCAGGAGGTCACACTGATGCTGGTTGCAAAAATGAATCGGGACCGTGAGGACACAGCCATTCTCGACGACACCATGGTCCGGATGCTCCAGCGGTGGCGAACTCCGACAATGTCTTCGTCACCCGACGCTGATGAGTAGCACTCATGACGTCCGACGCGTCCACCGGTCCGAAACGAAGTTCAAGTTGAGACCGCACCTGCACGTGCCTGGGCCCGAGTTCGAACACAAGGCGATCACGCGCGACCAAACCGGGCACCTGCGCGTGAAGCTGCAAGACCTGCTATCGCCGAAAGCCTACCGGCAGTTGAAAGAACTGAGACTGATCCCGTGAACCTGTTCGTTGTCATCCCTTCGAAGACGCTGTCGAACCTGACGCCGTGCGTGCAGGCGGTGCGCGCGTATGAGCCAAGCGCTCGGGTGATCGTCGTGGACGACGGCATGGATGTGACGGCCGTTGCGGAGCCAGTCCTGGGCAGTTGTAAGTGGATCTTTGGCATCAAACCCTTCGGCTTCCCGCGGAACTGCAATCTCGGAATGCGCGCGGCCGGCACCGACGACG